TCAAGTGCCGCCTTGTCTCTGCTCCAGGACGCTCAGGCGGACCTCGTGGCGCTCCACGGCGTCCTCCACCTCGTCTATGCGCCCGTGGAGCCGGGCGTGGCTGCGGCTGTTGTCGCCCGTCAGGGTCTCAAGGTTCCGGGCGAGGCCCTCCACCGTCGCGCTCAGCTTGGTTATGACGGTGTTCAACTTCAGGATGGGCGTGACAAGGCTTATCGCCACGCCCGCGAGCGCCGCGATGACGCTCAGCGCCGCCCAATCGGTCACGGTCTCACCACCTTGAGAAGCTGCCGCCGCCCACGCCGCCGTAGAGCAGCTCTATGTCCTCGACGCTCGCAGGCAGGCGGGCTATGAACATGGCCCGCAGCTCCTCATAGCGCTGCTGGTAAAAGCTCGCGGCCGAGGGGTTCTCGTCCACCAGCAGGTTCGCCGCCAGGCCGTAGGGCATGGCGCCCAGGGCGTAATTCGTCTCCACGGACACCGGCTCGTCCAGGCTCTCGACGGGCAGCCAGCCGTCAGAGTCGCCGCGCAGCACCTTCAGCTCCGTCAGCATGACGTTCAGGATGGCCGGGGCGCGCTGCTCGTACTCGCGCGTGTCACTGTGCGCGGCCTCGCCCGAGGGCGAGAGCTCGTCCATGATGCTCATTGCCGCGGAAAATATATCTCTTGCCGTTGTCACGGCGCTTACCTCCTTTGCCGGGCTGCCCCCCTTTAAGGGGGCGGCCGCTGTTTCTCAGTTTTTCTTGGGCTCGTCATAGCTCAGGGCGAGCTTGCTGTCGGAAACGCCCGCCGTGGTCGGGTCCGTGACGACGCCCAGGATGGTCAGCACGGCGAAAAGCGTGTTCACAACGGTGAGCAGCTTTTCGCCCACCGCGGAGAGGTCCAGGCTCAGGCCGAACACGGCGCCGAGAGCCTGCGCGAGCAGGAGCAGCGCCGGAATGAGCGAGAGCCAGAAGGTCTTGTTCTTTATGCGCACTTTCCAGTTTATCATCTGTCATTTTCCTCCGTTCATCCTGTAGAGCATGGTCCATACCTGCTGCCTTGTCGCCGGGCTGTCGGGGTTTTCGCCGTCCGTGATGCCCTTTTCCATGGCCCAGGCGCGGGCACGGTCGTTTTCGTCCGGCTGCGCCGGGGGCTGCACCCCGGAACCTCCTCCGCCCAGGTTGTTCAGGCCCTTTTCGCGCAGCACGACGGGATAGTCCACATAGCTCACGTTTCTGTCCACGCGGCCAGTGATTCCGTCCACCGAGCCGGAGCTCGTATACTGCCATATGCCGCCCGCCTGGGCGGGTTTGGAGGCCAGGTCCGGTTTCGTCGGCCACTGGGCCAGCCAGATGTCGAATTCCTTCGGGATCTCCGCATCGTAATAGCGGCTGAGGTAATCCGGGTTCGTGTAGACCATGGGGCTGTATTTCCCGGCTGCTATCTCGCCGCAGAAGGCCCGGGCGAAGGCGCTGACCAGCGTCCTCGTGACGGTGACGCCCTTTTTCAGGGCGTAGTCCGCGCTGTCGCCCTCGAAGTCGAAGGCTATGGGGTACTCCAGCCTGTAGGGCTCAACGGTTTTCAGCACGCACCGGGCCTCGCGCTTGGCCATGTCCGCGGTGTATGCGTAGGAGAACCAGTAGACCCCGCAGGGGATGCCGAGCCTGTTGCATTCCGTGATGTTCCGCTTGAACTGGGGGTCCACGCTGTTCTGGCCGAAGCCGGCGCGGAGCATCGCAAATTCGATGCCTGCGGCCTTGGCCTTCTCCCAGTCGATGTTCCCCTGCCATTGGGAGACGTCCACTCCCATCCTGTATCCGCTCACGCTTTACCTCCTTGTCACGCCGGGGCCGAAGCCGGCCCGCGGCTAATAAAGCAGAAGCCAGCCCTTGCTCAGCGCCAGCTGTTCATCCTCCTGCGTCAGTTCGAGCGTTCCTGGTATGGCGTCCAGCTGCAGGATTCGCTGGCCGGGGCTGGTCCCGGACACCGTCGGCAGACTGTTGATGAGCGCGATGAGGTCCGGGTAAAAAATCGGGCTGTCTCCCAGGTAGATGTCGTCGCCAGACCAGTCCGTGGGCTGGGACTCCCCGCTGAACTCCAGGTGCTGGAGGGAGCGGCACATGACAAAGGCGCCGTTGAAGCCGCCCTCGACGGGGTAGCCCGTCACGCATATGGGCCTTATCCCGCGCAGGGCGTGGCAGCCGTAAAAGCCGCACTCCAGCGTGGTGCAGGACCAGGTGTCCAGCCAGTTGAGGTACCTGAGAGAGTAACAGTTGTAGAATGCGTACGCCATATCGCCCACGCCGGAGGTATTGAGCTCCGGCACGGCGTAGAGGGAGTGGCACTCCCTGAAGATGCCGTGCATGTTGGTGAGCTTAGAGGTGTCCAGCGCGGGCAGGGCTATGAGCGAGCTGCACCAGAAGAAGGCCTCAGTCATGTTCGTCACCTTGGAGGTGTCCAGGGCGAGTATGGCCTGAAGGCTCCGGCAGCGGCAGAACATGCCTGTCATGTCCGTCATCGCGTTCGGGCCGTACCAGGCGAAATAGCGCAGGGAGGTGAGGGCCGCCTCCTCCCAGCGGGAGTGTCCGCAGCCCATGCGGGTGGCGGAGGGCAGGCGGCAGGCTATCTCCACGATGTTCCAGGTGGCGAAGCCCGAGCTCTCATCGGGGCCTGAGGTCTCCCAGGAGAGGATGTCGCCCCCGCGCACGCGGAACATGACCTGGCCCATGCCGTCCGAGGTCCGGCTGTAGCAGTCCCCGGCGGTGAATTCGCCCTTGTATACGCCCCCCGACGCCACTGAGGCAGCTGCGCCGTCCGGCACGAAAGCCCCGTTCGTGACCGTGCCTTTCTCTACCGTATAGCTGCCTGTGCAGCTCACACTGAAGTATATGCGCCCCGTCGGCTGATAGAGCTCCTGGCCCTCGATACGGTCAAGGACATGGAGGAGGATATACATCTCGTTGTCCTGCGGCACCGGCATTGTCAGCCAGTCGGAAGGCCGCTGGCTGGCGTAGACCTCCGCCGGGTCCGGCGGCATCGAGCTGCCGGACCCGCCTATCTCGCCTATCCTCTCCGCATACTCCCGGAAGGGGGCGCTCTCCGAAAGCTCCACGCCGCGGGCGCTTATGGCCTCGCGGATGGCGGCCTTCGTACCCTCAAGATATGCAAGTTTGTCCGCTGTTGTTCCCATCAGACGACCTCCCCGTTGATGGCGTCAAGCACGCCGTTTATGTCCCCGAGCGAGGCGAGGGCGGCGCAGAGCTCCGCCTCCGTGCCGCTGTAACCGGCCTCGACTGCCGCCTGGTAGGCGCTCTTGCCGTCGGCCCCGGCTGGGCCTTGCGGCCCGGTCTCGCCCTGTGCGCCGGTGTCGCCCTTTGCGCCCTGCGGGCCTGTCTCGCCCGTCTCGCCCTTGGGGCCCTGCGCTCCGTCCGCGCCTGCGGGGCCGGGCTCGCCTTGGGGGCCGCGGATGTTCTGGCCGCCCACGGCTGGCATCCCGGCCTTGCTGGCCGTCCAGCTCAGGTTGCCGGAGCTGTCCACAGCAGGCGTGTAGTAGCCTCCGTCCTCGCCGTCTGTTCCGGCGGGGCCTTGTGCGCCGTCTGCGCCTGCGGGGCCCTGGGCCCCCTGCGCGCCCTGCTCGCCCTGGGGACCGGGTTCGCCCTGCGGCCCCTGCGCGCCCGTGTCGCCCTTTGCGCCCTGTGGACCGCGGATGTTCACGGTCTGCGGGTTCTCAAGCCCGCCGTCGTTTGTCCAGGAGAGGTTTCCGCTTGAATCCACGGAGGGCGTGAAGGTGGCGCCGTCGGCCCCGGCTGGGCCTTGCGCGCCGGTGTCGCCCTTGGGTCCGGTTTCACCGGTGTCGCCCTTGTCGCCCTTTTCACCTGCCGGGCCCTGGATCGGCCCGTTGTCCACCCAGGAGGAACCGCCCCAGATGTAGATGTCGTAGGGCTCGGAGGCGCCTACGCCGTAAGCGTCGCCCAGGGCGGGCGCGGGTACGGCGCCTTGCAGCTCTGACAGGGAGGCGTAGTAGCCCATGACCTTGAAGCCGTTGCCGGTGTCGCCCTTCGGCCCCTGAGGGCCGGTATCGCCCGTCTCGCCCTTTTCGCCCTGCGGACCCTGAGCGCCGGTGTCGCCCTTTGCGCCCTGCGGGCCCTGCGGCCCCTGGGGGCCCATTATGTTCACGGTATCCGGGTTTGCAAGCCCGCCGTCGTTCGTCCAGCTGAGGTTGCCGGAAGTATCCACGCTCGGCGTGAAGGTGCAGCCCTGCGGCCCGCGCTCGCCGGCAACTCCCTGCGGTCCAGTCTCGCCCTGTGGACCCTGTGGGCCGGGTTCGCCCTGCGGGCCGGTCGCGCCAGTGTCGCCCTTCGGGCCCTGGGCGCCGGTTTCGCCCTTTTCCCCGCGTTCCCCCTGCGGGCCGCGGATGTCCACGGGCTCAGGGTTCGGCATCGCGGCGTCGTTCGTCCAACTGAGCAGCCCGGTCTCCATGTCAACGCTGGGGGTGAAGGTCGCGCCCCGCGGGCCGAGGTCGCCCTGGTCGCCCTTTTCACCCGTGTCGCCCTTGTCGCCCTTGGGCAGCACGAAGTCGAGTACGGCGTGGGTGCCGCTGCCCACGTTCGTTACGGCTGCCTCTTCGCCCCTCGTGACCGTGCCGATCTCGACCGTCGCGCTCTCGCCCGGAGGCCCCTGCACCAGCTTTGCCGCGCCGACGTCGCCCTCCAGAGTTCCGGGAGAGCGCAGTTCGACTTCGATGACCTTCACAATACCACCTCCGATGCAGCGTCGTACACCGCCAGCGTCTCGGGCCTCAGCACGCCGATGACGTCCCCGCCTGTGAACTTCACGCGGATGTCCAGCGAGACGGAGCCGTTCGCCGGGAAGGAGAAGGTGTCCGACTGAGTCAGGGGCAGGTAGAAGGTGTTGTCCCCCGCCTCGTAGCTCACGTCGCCGGGGTAGAGCTTGCGCAGGCCGTCCCCGAGGCAAAACTCGGCAGCCTCCACGTCCTCGACGCCTATGAGCTCGCCGTTGAGCCTTATCTGTATCGGCAGGGCGTAGGCGTCGCCCTGTTTTATCTTTGTAGCCATGCGTTCACCTCACGTATCCCGTGCCGCGCACCCGGATATCCACGGAGACGACCGTGGCCGTCGTGTCGGCGGTGTTGTTTGAGAGCTTGAGCTTGTAATAGGTGAATTTCTTCGCCTTGAGCTTTATCCTGTTCATCTCCGGCACGCCCGCGGCGTCGCCGGTGGTGAAGCTGTACTCGGCAAAGTCCGCCTTGCGGTCCGTCTCCGCCGTGACGGCCAGGTAGCCGTTGTCCTCGGGCTTGATGCCCACCCAGAGCATGGCGGAGTATTTGCGCTTGAAGTCCTGGTCGAAGGGCATGGAGCCGGATTCCCAATAGGCGTCTATAGCTTCGGCGTTGTCGGCGGGGTGCTCGTCCGAGAAATGCCGGAGCTGTCCGTCGGCGGTGCCGAAGTAGAGCTCGTCCTTGTAGTTTATGAGGCAGGTCGCGGCAAAGTTCGTGTAAACGTACCAGGCGTCCGCCTCGATGCCGTGGACGAGGGCTGTGCCGTCCGCTCCGATGACGTAGTATTCATGGGCGTACTTGTCGTAGAAGGTCTTGGCCGTCGTGAGGTCAAAGCTGCGGATGGTGTCGTCCACGCGCTGGGAGATGCGCTCTGCGTTGCGCTCGTCGCCGTTGATGTTGCCGGAGGAGGTGGGCTTCCACTCCACAACGCTCCTGCCGTCCAGCGTGCGCGGGCGGTTCTCGACGAGCACCGCCTGGCCCGGAGCGCAGTTGCCTATGCTCCGGTTCACAGGCGTCACGCAGAAGCCCGCCGTCACGGAGCCGTCCGCCAGCGTGATAGCGCTGTAGCTGATGCTCCAGGCGCTGTCCAGCTTGAAGGCCAGCAGCCTGTCGTAGTGGCGTATCATAGCCGTGAGCGGCGTGTTGGAGTCTCCGACATGCGCCACGGCAAGCTCCGGGAAGTAGTCGGCGCGCGGCACGCCGTCATAGTCGATGCCGGTGTAGAAGCAGCGGTTCGTGCCGTCGCCGCAGACGAAAATGCGGGAATCCTGCGCGCCGTTGTAGAGTTCAGCGTAGCGCATGGCGCGTATTTCTTCCGCCGTGTCGCCCGTGACCGACCAGCCTATCTCGATGCTGTTCGTCCCCTCTGCGGGGGCGTTCGTGAAGGTGACCCTGCCGTTTGCCGTGTCGGCCGTCCAGCCGTCGAGTTCGTCTCCCGCAGCCGTTGAGCGGACGTAGTCCACAGAGGCGAGACCCTTTTCCGGCAGTACAAAGACCTTTTCCGTCCCGTCGGGAGAAAATCTCGCGCGCCGCTGCGGGCAGAGCTTGTTTATCTGTTCAAGCGCCGTGCCGCCGCCCGCAGGCGGGACGGAGACGGCCACCATGGGCCGGTAGCCTGCGACGTCCGTCAGGCTCTCGCCGTCCCAGACCTTGTACTCCGAGCCGTTGAGCAGGTACATGTTCCCGTCGAAGCCGAACATGTGGACGTCGGAGCTCGTGTCTATGGCCCCGCAGGCGGTCTTGCCCCATTCGCCGCCCTCGCGCTGCTCCAGCTCCCAGAGGTAGCCGTTGCAGGCGGCGCAGAGCACCTCGCGCCCGCCGACAAAGCCCGACCAGATGCCGCGCACCACGCTGTCCGCGCTGTTGCCCTTGGCCGTGACGGGGTTGAAGTTCCAGGAATAGGTCAGCTCCGTCCAGTGCGCGTAGAGCGTGTTGGTGGGGTTGGAGAGCGTGAAGCTGTCGCCCGCGGTGCCGACGTAATTGCCGCCCGTCGAGGCCGTGTACCAGCCCGCAAAGCTGTAGCCGGGACGCGTGGCCGCGGGCAGCTGCATGGTCGCTTTCTCGAACTGGGCTATGAGGTAGCGGTCCTGCGTGCCCGGGAGGGCCAAGAGGCCCTTGCCGCTCTCGTCGTAGTACTGCTTGTTGTCGTCGGGGCAGATATAGCCCGTGAACTTCTGCGTCACCGTCTCCGTGGTGGGCGTGTTCGCGCCGTAGTTGGGGTAGAAGGTGACGGAGCGCTTGTAGCTCGGCACGGCGGTGTCGGGCAGGGTCTCGCCGGTGTAGGCCCAGATGTACTGGTCGCCTCCCTGCTGGCCGGTCTGGAGCGGCTCCAGCCGCACGGCGCTGTCGTAGGTGCCGGAGAAGGTGCCGCGGTCGAGGGCCGTGAGGCTGTGGCCTGAGCTGTCCGCCGTGCCGTGCCAGATGTAGAGGTAGCCATTGGAGCCTGTCAGCTCCCCGGAATATTGCAGCGTGTGGGTGGAGCCGGGAAGGTCAAAATAGAAGGTGCCGTCCTTTGCCGTGCCGGAGCCGGCGTTGTTGTAGGAGCTGTTCTCGTCGGAGAGAAACTTGTATGCGAGGGTCGCGGTGCTGGATATCTGCCCCTCGGGACCTATCTCCAGGTCTATTGAAAAGTTCTTGCCGGGTCTGGGCAGGCCGAGCCGCAGCTCCGTGACGTAGTTGCCGTTGGGCAGGCCGAGGACGGAAAGGGTGTTGCGCCCTGCCCAGGCTGTGCGCGTGGAGCTGTCTGAATTGCGCGCCTCATAGGTGCCGAGCCAGCCCTGCCGCTGCGAGCCGTCACAGAACGCGCGGGAGTAGATGCCGCTTATGAGTGTAGCCATGCTCCGCCTCCTCTCAGGTCGTCACGCCGGTGAAGCGGTAGACCAGTCCGTCCTCGGCCCTGTAGTAGTGGCCGATGTAGCTGTCCTGGTTCGCCGCCGTGACCTGCACGGGCTCGCCGGTGAGGGTGATGTTCCCCACACTGTCCACCTCTATGTTGGGGTACATGGGCAGGGAAGCGGCGCTCTCCTGCTCCTCGGTGAGCAGCACCGTGGTCGTGCCGGTGTCCACCTCGACGGTGTAGCCGCTCATGAGGCCCGCAATGTTCTTGCTGCCGCCGCGCTTTTTGAGCGCGCCGCCCGCCGTGACCTTGAAGTTGCGCATGACGGCGGCCTCGCCCATTTTGAGGCTGGCCTCGCCCTCCTGCGCCTCGTTGACGCCCAGCCAGCGCTTGATCTGATAGATGCGCTCCTGGACGTTGGTGACTATCTGTGCCATGTGTTCCTCCTTTCGGGGATGAAAGCGGGGCCGGACCGCGCGCGGCCCGGCCCCCTGGGTCTGTCAGGCGGAGTAGGCCTTCTCCACGACGGGGGAGGGGTACTTCGCGTCGGTGAAGGCGTAGGCGCGGAGCGTCTGGCCCTCCTCAAGGGTGACGGAGGCGCCGGAGCTCACGAGGGCGCGGGTGTTGCTGTACCTCGGGTCGGTGCCGTCCGTGGTGACATAGATGGTGGCGTCCGCCGCAGTGACGGAGACGGAGGCGCCGCTGCCGCCGAGCGTGGGCGCGGCCTGGACGCTGTCCGCGGCGGCGTAGACGTAGACGCCGTCGCACTTTTCCGCGAGCACTCCGGCCCAGTAGCGGACGCGGCCCTCGATGACGTTGCCGTCGATGCCCATGGGGTCCTTCTGGATCTTGTACTTGGTGAGCTTCTGGGCGAAGGGGCAGGCGTCCTTGTGCTGGAGGATGAAGTAGACGCCCGCGGGCATGTCCGCATCGGGGACGACGTGCACGTCGTAGCCTGCGACGCGGGGCAGGCTGTTCTCGGTCAGGGCCTGGGAGCCGAGCTTCTCAAGGTAGGTGAGATTCGCGAGGTTCGGCAGCATGGCGGCGTAGGTCTCAGCGATGAACATGCCGCGGCCGGCGCGGGGTACGTGGCAGTTGTTCATGTGGCTTGCGCCGGCCTGGATGAGGGAGAGCAGGGTCTCGGCCGTAGGCGCCTCGCCGCCGACCACCTTGCCCGCGCCGTAGGCCCACTTCATCATGACATAGGCCTCGGTCTCAGGGATGACCACGTCGCGTATCTGCACATGCAGACGGGCGGAGGCGTCCTTGACGTTGTACTGGTCCTGGGCGTTGCCCTCATCGATGGAGCCGGTGAAGGAGCGATCGCGCTCGATGCGGAAGGTCTGGACGCGGTCGCCTATCTCCTTGATGACGCCGTAGCGGGAGGTGCCGCTCTTGACGTAGTCGTTCATCTCCATTTTATCGACGGAGTAGACGGAGACCTCGTTGACGCCGGTGAACTCCACCTTGTCGCTGGTAGCGCCGCGCAGGAGGCTCTCGTGGGCGAAGGCGTCGTCCACGTATTTGCTGAACTTGCTTGCAAGATTGATGGCCAAATTGCATCTTCCTTTCGTAAGGTTTTGTATAGTTCCGGCGACCTGGCTGGTTTGCTTCGCGCCGGATGGTAAGCGGGCGCTGGTTTGGCGTCCGCAAGTGCGTGTGGTTTGGGCGCAGGACCGGCGGGGGCAGGCTGACGCCGTATGGTTGGTTTCGCGGAAACGTGCGTCAGGCAGAAACCCGCAGGAGGCGGGGTTTCACCCACGCCCGGCGTTCGTTCACCGCGCGGGATACGGTGGTGCGTGAGGCTGCGGGCGGCTTAGGCCGCCCGCAAAGGGGGGACCCCCGGCGAGGGTCCCCCCTTTACCCCCTCCTGCGCTTTGTGAGCATAGGAGCGTTCCGCGCGCTGCGGCGCGCGGCCAGGGCTCCGCCCCTGGACCCCGCCCGCTTTTTTGTAAAAAAGCGGGGCAAAAAACTTTTAAACGCCAGTCTACATCC